TTGAATGTTAGTTTCAATGAAGGTATCTCGACTAATACCGTTACCCACTAATGGTCTATAAGCTACATTCTTCATATCGATAGCTATAGCATAATCTTCCCACATACCTCTTAATAAAGGCTCAGCAACGAAGTGTAAATTACCAAATATAGTATTTACCATTGTTACTGTATGCCCAAAGGCTCCAGGAATAGTTTGTACATCTAGTCTGTATTGACTTGAACCTACAGAATTATTTAGAAAACTTCCATTACCTAGTTTGTTTAAATAAGTAATAACTTTTCTTGAAGCTAATACTAATTTATTACCACTATTACCAGATTCAGGTGCAAAGAAATCTTCCATTGCATCTAAAAAAGCATCATAACCTGATGAAGCATAAGACATATTATATACTTTACCATAAGTTTCTGTGTAAGGTACAATACCATGAGAAGTTCTCACGGGGCCTGAACTAGTTGCATCAGTTGCAGTATCAGCTGCTCCTGCTCCAAATAGCATAGCTTGTTCTATGTCCATTTTATGTTCCATTAGTTTATCTTGCCAGATTCTTTGAAATTCATTAGCAATACCTCTGTACTCAGTTGCTAAAGCAGTTCCAGAAAAGATATTCATGCCAGTTTTGAAAATTTGACAATATCCTTCTCTGTCAAATAACTTATCTTCCCAACCAACAGGACTATCAGTTCCTTCCATCCATGCACTACCAATGATTTGACCTTTATTACCTGCAGCCCATGCATCACCATCAGGTATTGCATCAACTAAAGGTATTAAAGACTCACCTGTAATTTCAGTATGTCCATTTGTAGTATCATGATTAATATATGCTCCATCTGATGCAGCTGTATTAGCATTATTTTCTACTACAGCTGTTTCTAAGACTTTAAAACGTCTTACTGTTCCATCATCATTTGCTACTGCTAAAACACATCCTGGTACAACTGCATATACTGGATTTGTTCCTGTTGTAACTTTGCCGTATTTGTCAACATATTGTCCAATATGTAAATCTACACCTGAAGCCATTACTTCACTAACTGCTTCTGATGTTGGATCAAATGCTTCCGTTACAACGAAATTACGTCTTTGCCACTGATGTCTTTGTTCAAGAAATTTAAACACAGGATCATTAGTAGCTTTTTTTGCCACCTTCGATAAATATACGAAGAATGGACTTTGTTGTGGTGCTAGCTCTGCAACTCTTTCGCCAAAGTTAAACTTACGTCTTGTATCATCAATAGATACACCTTGAGTAGTGTTGCCAAAGCTAGTACTAAAAATACTAGCGTCTGCCATTTTTTACCATCCTTTAATTGCCCATCTTCAGCTGTCTTATTAGACCTTCGGGTAGGGCGGTTTATTAAACTATTTCCAAGGGTTTTTACTATTAAAATTCCCTATCAAGTTGTCCATAACTTTATCTTCAAAAGATTTATTATCAACATTAGATTGTCCAGAAGGCATTACTCCCATAGGAGATGGTACTTGCTGTGCATTCTTTGTCTGTTGAAAAGAAGCAGATGGTTGTGCAGGTGCATTATTCTGCGGTGCTACACTTCCGTTTTGCATTCTATACAATTGAACTAAATTATCGACAGTTATTGAGTTAGGGTCAGACATTTTTGACATGAAATCAGATGCTTCACTATCACTCATACCATAATTTCCCATAACATGAGATTTTACTTCAGCTTGTTGAGTAACTTGCTGTTGATAAGCCTGTTGTTTCTTAGCTTCATCAATTCTAGCTTGTTCCATATTATTGAATTTCTCTTCAATAACAGCTGTTTGGTATTGAGATTTAAGCGAATTATATTCACTCATGTTATCACGCCATCCTTCTAACTCATCTAAGTACCTAGCACTTTCACTATTGGGGTCAGCATAAGCTTCTTCCCTATTGAATGTCCTAGGTTGTTGTGGTTTTGGAGGAGCTGGAGGAAATTCCTCAACTTTAGGTTCAGCAGGTTGAACAGGAGCTGCAGGTTGAACTGGAGCTGCTTGTTGTTGCTTAACTTGTTCCAATTCATTTTTATACTTATCTGCTTGTGACTGCCAGTATTGATACCTTGTGTCATCATTAGATGTATTTTCTTGAACTGGTTGTTGATTATTCTCGTTATTACCTATAACAGGTTGTCCAGTTTCTACTGGAGCTGCTTCAGTATTTCCTTCATTACCACTAGTAAAAGCACTCGAAACATCATTAGAGCCCTCTGGAGTACCAAACACAGCTTCTTCTAAAGAATTAAACTGTTGTTCATTACTACTTTCTTGAGGGGTATCTACTTGTATATTATCTTGTGTCATTATTTCTTTCTCCTTTTAGCTGCCTCTTTGCTACCACCAGAGGGTGAGCTTAGTTGTTTTGCAGAATCTCTTATCTGCGTTTTAACAGTAGCTAAGTTGTCATCAAGACGTTTTTCAAATATAGTGTTAGCTGCTTTAGCTTTCTCACTAACTTGATTTAAATCACCTTTAAACTTCTCAACTTCAACTCTTTTCCTAAGGTTAACTGACTCTCTATCTCTAGTTTGCAGGTCACCTTTAAGTTTTTTGTTCTCTTCTTCAGCTTGTTTTAATGCATTTTGTAATTGTGCAATCATATCAGTTCTTTGCATTACACCTTCCATATCAAACACTTCAGTTTTCTTGAGAACTTCTTGTCTATCTATAATTCCTTTTTGATATGCATCCATATAAAACTCTAATTCAGCATATCTGTTAGATGGCATTGTAGAGCCACTTACAACGATTATGTCGTATTTGCCAAGTGTTATATCGTTCATAACCTGAATTTCACCTGTTTTATCATCAACTAATTTCTTGTTAATAACATACTCATTTATAGAGTTATTTGGTTGAACTACCCTAAATATCTTTTCTGTAGTATATAATTGCTGTATTAAAGGAATAGCAACCTGACCTACTCTAGTCAATGCAGCTTCTATATCAGCTAACTTAGACTTCATCTTTCTTTGTCCAAACTCATCTATAGATATAGTAGCTTTATATGTCTGAGGAGCAGCCTGCGAATTTCCCATCATCATTTCATATAAGCCAAGAGCATGGTCAATATCATTCTTAGCAGTTAATTCATTTTGATATAATTCATTTGGAAGAGGTGTTGGTTGAACTGGCATAGGAGCTCCATCAGTAGGGTCATATGCTATTGCTACACCTGGTTGTGACCATTTTTCTTCAAAGTCTTTCATGTCGACACTCCCTTCGGGAACTAATATCTTAGTATTAGTACTTGTCGTAGCATGAGCTATTATCAAAGAACGTGTTTTATTTATATACTCCTGTAATCCTTTAATCATTCTTACATCTGAAACAGGGTAAGGAGTTCTAGTATGAACATTCATAATAGGTATTAACGGATATTGCTCTAAAGGAAGTATTCTAGAATATAAATGCTTATCTCCCATTATAACACATTGCTTGACTTTCTTAGTAGTAATCTTAACAATATCTATTTGACCTTGTTTTATTAAAGATTCAAAAGTTAAAGTATCAAGTTCAATTTCAGGAACTTCATTTTCAGCCGCTATTTTAGACTCATCTTCTGGAAAACCCTGGTAAAGAAATTCTTCCATCTTCTGAGCTATCATTTGCTGTCTTTGCATTGATAGTTGTTGATATAGATTATTAGCAGCATTTTCATCTGTTATTATCTGACCTTGTATCATCCAAGCTGGTCTTTCTGCATACTTCTTATACTCATCTTCACTTAACAGCTCTTCTTTTCTAGAGAACTTTTCAAATGTTCTGTATTCAGTTACATCAACCTTGTAGTATCTCTCATAACCTCTTATATAATTTTGATTATCAAGCCTTCCAACATCTTCAGGGAATTGAACCTCTCCATCATCTTCTCTTCCAGTCTCAGGAGCATTCCAATCAACTCTATTACCAGAAGCATCAGAAGCATTATCAATCGCTTTAGAGTATAAAGGCCAAAGCTTTTTAGCCTGTTCTTTAGTAAATAACTTAGAAACTATTATATTTTCAGCATCATCAAAAAACCTATGTCGACTATTAGGGTCAACATATACATCTAATGGGTCTACATCATGAAAACATACTTCACCTTTACCCATATCCATCATTGGGTCTTGATATACTTGTAGATAACCTACAC